CATGTTTATTATGAACTAGCAGACCAGTTTACATTTGATGTACCTGGTGCAAGTTTTTCTCCTGCCTATAAAAAGAAATTTTGGGATGGTAAAATAAGATTATTTAATATCAAGAATGGTCAAATATATGTTGGACTTTTAGATAGAATAATTCAATTTTGTAAAGACCACGGATATACCTACGAATTTAAAGACAATAAGTATTACGGAACTCCTTTTGAAGTTAATGAGTATATTTCAAAGGAAGGTGTAAAGGATTATATGACTGCAATCTCTAAACATAAACCTAGAGATTATCAAATAGAGGGAGTATACGACGCTCTAAGACATAATAGAAAGTTGTTGATATCCCCAACTGCTTCGGGAAAATCTCTGATGATCTATTCGATTGTTCGATATTTCGTAGAGAAAGGAGAAAGTACTCTGATAGTTGTTCCGACGACTTCCCTAGTAGAGCAGATGTATAAAGATTTTGAAGACTATGGTTGGCATTCTGAGTCATATTGTCACCGTATATATGGAGGTAAAGAAAGAACAAATGAATATCCCGTTACTATTACTACATGGCAATCCGTTTATAAATTAGAAAGATCTTTCTTTGAAGACTATAATGTAGTTATAGGAGATGAAGCTCACTTATTTAAAAGTAAGTCTCTAGTATCTATAATGACAAAATTACATCATGCTAAGTATAGATTTGGTTTTACTGGAACATTAGACGGCACACAGACGCACAAGTGGGTGTTAGAGGGACTGTTTGGACCATCATATAAAGTCACTAAGACAGAAGAATTAATGAGACAGGGACATCTCTCTCAATTAGATATTCAATGTATTGTATTAAAGCATTCTCCTCAAAAATTTGAAACATATCATGATGAAATAGAATATTTAATTACTCATGAACAAAGAAATAATTTCATAAAGAATCTTGCATTAGATTTAAAAGGAAATAGTCTTATATTATACAGTAGGGTAGAAACCCATGGAGCTGTATTGTATGATTTAATAAATACAAATAAACAAACTGATCGAAAAGTATTCTTTGTTCACGGTGGTGTTGATGCGGAAGAAAGAGAACTAGTTCGAGAGATTACTGAAAAAGAGAATAATGCAATCATCGTTGCCTCCTACGGTACATTCTCAACTGGTATCAATATTAAAAATCTCCATAATGTTATCTTTGCTTCTCCAAGTAAATCACGCATACGCAACTTGCAGAGTATTGGACGAGTTCTTAGAAAAGGAACAAACAAAGTAAAAGCAATCTTATATGATATTGCTGATGATTGCACTAAGAATTCTAGGAGAAACTACACTCTCAATCATTTCATTGAACGAATTAAAATCTACAACGAAGAAAATTTTAATTATGAAATAATTACTATACAACTAAAGAAATGATAGAAGACGAATTTTATGCAACAGTTAAATTAAATTCAGGAGAGGAAATATATGCTAAAGTAGCAGCCTCTGAGGAGGAGGGTCGCACGATGCTCATACTCCATAGTCCTATAACAATCGTTGAAGTGAAACAAAGAGGTTCTATGGTTGGTTATAAAGTAGAACCTTGGTTAAAGACAACTAAGGAAGATATGTTTATTATTAATATGGATAAAGTTATAACTCTATCAGAATCTACAGATTTAGAAATTATATCTGTCTATCAACAATTTGTTCAAGATATGGCTCGTAATAAATCTGGACAACCAAAACTAACTCGAAGGATGGGTTATGTTGCCTCTGTAAATGATGCTAAAGATATACTAGAAAAAATATATAAAAAGAAAGGTAGCTAAGTTATCCCTTGCACCCTGACAGAGTTATTCTAATGGTGAAATGATAACTTGTCAAGTCAATTCATAAGTGTTATAATATCTACATAATAGTGATAAAGACTTATGATTAAACCAGGCACTATGGCGAAACGAAAAAGGTCGGAACACTATGTTAATAATAAAGAATTTCTTGCAGCTTTAATTAGATATCGTGAAGATGTAGAGATTACTTATATCAAAAAGTTTGGTGAACCCCCTGATAAAGCAGGTAGGGCATCGTCATGGGATACTAAACCAGTTATTCCTCGTTACATAGGTGATTGTTTTTTAAAGATTGCAAATCATTTGTCATTTAAACCAAATTTTGTTAACTACATGTTTAAGGAGGACATGATCTCTGATGGAATCGAAAATTGCGTTCAATACATTCATAATTTTGATCCTGAGAAATCCAAAAATCCTTTTGCTTACTTTACGCAAATTATACATTACGCATTTCTCCGCAGAATACAAAGAGAGAAACGCCAATTAGAAATTAAAAATAAAATCTTAGAAAGATCTGGATATGATGAGGTCTTTTATGGGGATGACGGTGGAGAGTCTTCTGATTATAATCAAATCAAAGATGCTGTTCATTCCAAGCTAAGATACTAATGAAATTAACACAAGACGTAATTGATAAAATTCAAATTGCGATGCAACATACCAAGAAAGATGGTACGGTGAATTGGAAAGATGGTGATGAGATTGAAGTGTGTCTTGCTGGAACTTTTGCTAATGATAAATTTATTACATTAATTAATCGTCGTACCAATCCTCGTCCTGGAAAATGAAGATTGCTATTATAACCGACCAACATTTTGGTGCGAGGAAAAATTCAAAGCATTTTCATAAGTATTTCCTTAAGTTTTATGAGGATATCTTCTTTCCTACTTTAGAACAGGAAGGTATTACTACTGTTATTGATATGGGAGATACCTTTGATAGTAGAAAGGGTGTTGACTTTTCTTGCTTAGGGTGGGCAAAGGTTAATTACTTTGACAGACTTAAGGAGATGGGATGTACTGTTCATAGTATTGTTGGTAACCATACAGCATATTATAAGAATACTAATGAAGTGAATGCAATTGATTTATTACTTCGTGAGTATGACAATGTACATATCTATTCAGAAACAACAAATATAAAGGTAGATAATTTAAGTGTTCTTCTTGTTCCTTGGATAAACAATGAGAATGAAGAAAGAACTTTATCAATGATTAAGAAGTCAAGTTCTCCTGTAGTAATGGGTCACCTTGAATTTAAAGGGTTTAGAATTCATAGAGGATATGTTATGGAGCAGGGTACTGATGTTAATTTATTTGATAAATTTGAAAGAGTTTATTCTGGGCATTATCATACCAGATCTGATGATGGAAAAATTTTCTATCTTGGGAATCCTTATGAGATGTTCTGGAATGACTTGGAAGATACTAGAGGTTTTCATATCTTTGATACGGAAACTTTAGAACATACTCCCATCAATAATCCTTATAGGATGTTCTATACCATTTATTATAATGATCACAACTATCAAACATTTGACACTCGTGAATTGGAGGATAAAATTGTAAAAATTATTGTTCGTAAAAAAACTGATCCTAAGAAATTTGAAAAATTCATCGATAAGATGTATAATAGTAATGTACATGAACTTAAGGTGGTTGAAAATTTCCAAATACAGGAAACTGAGGATTTTGAAGCATACGAATCTGAGGATACTATTTCCATTCTGAATAGGTATGTTGAAGAATCAGAAATCTCTCTTGAGAAATCAAGGATACAGGAGGTTATTCAAAGTGTATATCAGGAGGCTTGCGAAACAGTTTAATGTATATCCTAACAATTGAAGGAAAGGAAAATGAAGGAGCATACTCTGTTAAAAATGATCAGGGCAATCATGTTCTTTATCTTTTTGAAGATGAGGATGATGCTTGTCGATATGCTATGATGTTAGAGGAGGATGATTATCCTGAGATGCATGTCATTGAAGTTGAACCTGATATGATGATTGGGGTCTGTGAACAACATGGATATGAATACACAGTCATAACCCAAAATGATATCGTAATACCACCAAAAACAAAACATGATTTTATTTGAAAATATCCGATGGAAGAATTTTCTTTCTACGGGTAATCAATATTCTGAAATTAATTTAAAATCACATGCCACTACATTAATTGTAGGGGAAAATGGTAGTGGTAAGAGTACAGTACTGGATGCACTTACTTTCAGTTTATTTGGTAAACCTTTCCGTAGAATTAATAAGGGTCAGTTAATAAATTCAACTAATGAAAAAGATTGTAGGGTAGAAGTAGAATTTTCTATCGGAACAACTAATTGGAAAATAGTAAGAGGAATAAAACCAAATCTATTTGAGATTTATAGGAATGATAAAATATTGGATCAATCTGCTAATGCTAATGATCAACAGAAGTGGTTAGAGCAGAATGTAATTAAGATGAATTATAAATCTTTTACTCAGATTGTAATTCTTGGTAGTAGTACGTTTGTTCCTTTCATGCAATTGACTGCCACAAATCGTAGAGAAGTTATTGAGGATTTATTGGATATAAAAATCTTTTCTTCAATGAATAATATTATTAGAGATAAGATACGTCAAGAGAAGGAAGTAATTACTACTTTAGATTTAAAGAAAGAATCTCTTAATGATAAAGTAGGTATGCAAGAGAAATTTATGAAGGAAATAGAGAGTCGTGGTAAGGAAAATATAAAAGATAAGGAAGGTAAGATTAAACAATTAGCAATTGAAATTGATACTAAGATTGAACATAATCAACTCATACAATCTAATGTAGATGACCTTACAAAAGAGCAAGAAGAAGTAACTGGTGCAGGGAAAAAGTTAGTAGAACTTAACAATTACAGAGGTAAGATATCACAAAAGGTAGCGTCCGTTACGAAGGATCATAAGTTCTTCACACAAAATACAGTTTGCCCTACTTGCACACAATCTATAGATGAAGACTTCAGAATAAATAAAATCAATGACGCTCAAACTAGAGCAAAGGAGTTGCAATCTGGTTACGATAAACTGGAGGAAGCAATTAAAACAGAACAAGAGCGAGAGCGTCACTTTACCCATTTATCTAAGGAGATCACTAAACTCACGCATGGCATTTCTAAAAACAATACAACTGTATCTGGTTGCCAGAGACAGGTCAGAGAACTGGAATCTGAAATTCAAACACTTACCAGTCAACTTGAAAACAGAAATACTGAGCATGACAAGTTAGAAACATTTAAGCAAAATCTCCAGGAAACCTACGACGCATTGGTCAGTCGTAAGGACACAATCAAATATTACAACTTCACATACGGTCTATTGAAAGATGGTGGAGTTAAGACTAAAATCATCAAGAAGTATCTACCGTTGATAAATCAACAAGTAAACCGTTATCTACAGATGATGGACTTCTACATAAACTTTACTCTTGATGAGGAGTTTAATGAAACCGTTCAGTCTCCAATACATGAGGACTTCTCTTATGCATCGTTTAGTGAAGGTGAAAAACAAAGAATTGATTTAGCACTTCTCTTCACATGGAGGGAAGTTGCTAAGTTTAAAAATTCAGTATCTACAAACTTAATGATACTGGATGAAGTATTTGACAGTTCACTTGACGGTCAAGGAACAGAAGAATTTTTAAAGATTATCAGATATGTAATTAAAGATGCTAATATCTTTATCATATCTCATAAGACAGGGATGGAAGATAAATTTGAAAATCACATTCGATTTGAAAAAATTAAAGGATTTAGTAGGATGGCATTATGATTGGAATTGTTGGCAATGGCTTTGTAGGAAATGCTGTATATCAAAACCTACGTGATAAAGTAAAGTGTAAGGTCTATGATGCAGATAAGAATAGATCACTTAATACTTTAGGTGAAGTTATAAATCAGGAATTTATATTTGTATGTCTTCCTACTCCAATGAGAGAAGGGGGAGAATGTGACTTATCAATATTAGATAATTTCTTTGAGGATCTTCCTGAATACATAGACGGCACATTTGTTATAAAATCTACCGTTCCTGTTGGTACAACTAAGAAGTATACTGAGAGGCAT